TAGAAGTTGGCGCCGCCCTCGGCGTAAGTCAGGCGCGTGATGTAGTTCGTCGCGATCGCCGTGTCGATCCCGACGCCGCTGGCTTCGTCGTAGCAGGTCCTGGTCATCCGAGCACCCAGGTCGCGCCGTTCGTGCTGTTGATCGCGAGCCCGATCGTCTTGACCTGGCCGGCAGTGAGCGCGGAACCGACCGCATTGCCCGCGTCGTCGCGGACCTGGAGGCTGCCCGCCGCGCCGGCATAGACGGCGGCGGTGAAGATGTTGCGCCCACCGGGACAGCCTGCCGGTGCTGGCAGCACCATGCTGATGGCTGTCGTCGGGTTGACGTATTGCAGGTTGCCGTCGTTGAACGCGACTCGGAAGCTCGCGCTCATCGAGCCCCAGTCGCGCCCGCCGTCTGGAACGAGGCGCTCGGGCATCTCGACCTCGTTCAGGACTTCGATCACGTCGAGCTGCGGCAGGGACCAGGTATCGAACGCGTCGGCCTGCAGCGCTGCCCACTGATCGAACCCCTGCCCGAACCGGACCGGCACGTAGAACTGACAGCCTGCGGTCACGACGACGCCGTTGGCCGGCGCCGTGTTGAACACGATGCGTCCCTGACCGTCGACCGTGAAGGCGGTCGTCGTGCCACCCGGGTTCAGCGCGGCGAGCACGGAGCCGCTGACTGGCAGAGTGAGCACGCGCACGTAGGGGTTGAGCGAGCCGTAGACCTTGAGCAGCTGGAAGGTCGTGTTCGTGCCGTTGCCGGTGCCGAGCACTACGTCGACCTCCGTGTGCGCGCCCTTGCCGTCCAGGTTCGTCGTGAAGTCGCTCACGTCCGTGACCTTGAACGAGTGCTGCGCGCCGCGGCGCTCGAGCGCGAAAGACTTGAGGACCTGCGCCTCGGCGCTCGTTTGCAGCGCCTTGACTAGCGAGAGCCGGTGCCGCCCTTGCGACTGTCGCGTGATGCGCGTCTCATGCCCGCTCGCGGTCTCCTGGATGATCGTCGCGAAGCCGGAGCCGGCAGCGCTGCCATACTGGATTCCAGGCGGCAGGACTACGTCGTGGAAGCTCATCGAATCTCCACGTAGTTACTGGGACCAACCATCGAACCGCCGCCTCCCTGCGCGGCCGTGGGCCGGAACAGGCTCGATGCCAGCGACGCACCGAGGTCGGAGAGTCCCTGCCGCGCAAAGCTGTTGATGATGCTCGCGAGCGCCTGGCGCCACCCCTGGATGCCGGCGAGCACGTCGAACACGCCGGCGCCGAGAGACGCGCCGATCTGCCCGGCATACTCAGCCGCGCGAGCCATCGATTCCTGAATGGCGCGCGCCTGTTCTTGCTGGCGCTGCTGCACTGCTTCAGTGTTCGCCCTCTCAGCTCCCGCAAACGACCGAGACATGCGTCGCGCCTGATCCACTTCATAGGCGCCATTCGCTTGCAGGGTGCTCGGTGGCAGTCCCTGTCGTTGCCCCAGGATGTCCTCGCCCGCGCCGACCACCTGATTCCTGGTAAACGACTGCATCTGGAACCGCTGGCTCGGCGTCATCGTGTAGCGGTTACTACCGATCATGAAGCTGCCGTTACCTGGGGCATACTCGAGCGCGGCTTCCCCGAGCCCGCTGCGTGCGAGCGAGTAGCGCAGCTCCTGCTCGGTCACGCCGAACAACGCCGCAGCCTCGCCCGCCGTGAATTGCTTTCGCTCATCGGCTTGGCGCAACCCCACGAGCGTATCGACCGTGCCGGATGTGGTTCGCCGCGGGTCGGCCTGTCCGTAGCCGGCGCGGATGGTGGTTTCTCCGATCTTGGCTTGCAGGCGCGACAGAGCGTCGGCCTGAGTGTTCACCTTCCTCGTCGTCTCTTGCACGCTGTTGCCGAAGATCGCATAGGCAGCCGTCGCGACCGACAACGCGAGCCCGACGTAGGGGATCGCGCGGCCGAGCAGCGCGAAGGCGCCGGCCGCAGCACCAGCACCTGCACGGAGCCCGGCGAGCTGCGTTGCGGTCTGCCCGATCTCCAACAGCGTGCGTGCTCCGACGAATCCCGCCGCTGCGGTGTTGAGCGATTGGAACGCCTGTGCCGTCTGCGCGATTCCGGTTGCGATCTGCACGCCCCCCTGCGTCGCCTGGAAGGTCTTGCTCAGGGATTGGCTCGTCGCCTGCACGCTCGTCGCGGTGCTCGCGGCAGCGGTCTGCACGCTCTTGAGCGAGGCCTCGGCCTGCTGCGCGCCGCGCTGCATCCCGGTCGCGTCGAGGACCAGTTCGAGAGTTGGCATCAGCTCCGCCTCACTTCTTGCGGTTCCAGTGCGCCATCGCGGTCGAGTCCATCGCGCGCAGCAGGCGGCACCAGCGCAGCCGCTCCTCGCCGCGGATGCCGTGATCCTCGCACCACCGGGACAGATCGGTCCAAGAGAGCCCCGACGCGGCCATGCCGATGCTCCGTCCTTCGTTCAGGTCCAGCCACCATGCGTTCCATACCGGCAACAGGTCCTCGTAGACGTCCTCGGGTTCCTCGACTCGCTTGATCTGCGGCCGACCGCTCGCCGCCCGCAACTGCGCTTCCTTCTCGAACCGGGCTCGCTCGTCAGGCGGGAAGCGCAGGACCCACGCCAGACGCGTCGTCAGTTTCCCTTTGCCTGCTCCTCCTCGCGCTTGATCGCGGCGCCCTTCTGTGAGGCCGCAAGGTGGACGAAGTCGTGGAAGATCGCCCAGCGCGGGTCGGTCATCACCTCGATGGCCTTCGCCTCGCTCCACTGGAGAGGAGCCCCGCTCACGTTGATGTTGGCGCAGCCCCGAAACGTCGCGCGCGCCAGGGCCCGGCCCATCGTGACGCGCAACTCTTCGTCCGTGACCGTCCGGTCCCGCACCTTGCTGATGATGGGCCGGCGCTCCTCTTCTAGCGCACGCTCGAAGGCCGCGCTGAACGGCACGACGAGGATGCGCGGCACGTCCGCGTCGGCCGCGCAGACCTCCCCGTCGAGCGTGCCGGCCTGCGTCTGCCAGACCTTGAACCATACCCCGTCACGCAGCTTCGCCGGGTCCACTTCGATCCTTGCCAGGTCGAAGCTCACGACACCCACCGCTGCACGCGCATCGTGCAGCCCTGCGTCGGGTGTAGGATCGCCTGCCCGCTGCCTTCGAGGTAGTCGTCCTGGTTGAGGCCCTGGGTCGGCGCGGCCAGGTCCGACCACTTGTGCTGCGGGAACGAGAAGCTCAGGGCCTGGTTGTTCACGTTCTGCATGACCCACCAGATCGACTGGGGCGTGTTGCCGACGTAGGCGTCCAGGTCGACGAAGTTGGCGAGGTAACTCGTGACCCTCGTGTTGACCGTGAACGCGCCGAACGGCAGCGCTGTGGCGCCCAGCGTCGCGACCTGGGTTCGCTGCCTGATGTTGTTCGAGAGCGTGAAGCCGAAGCTCTTGGCCGAGTAGTCCGTGACACCGGACCGGAACACGGGAATGCCGAGCGCGTCGAGGATCGGGCCCGAGGTCGGGTTCGCATAGGCGGCACCGTTCTCGGAGGTCCCGCGCGACGACGTCACGCCGATGAGGCCGAAGGCGCAGCTCGTGATCGCCTGGTCGCTCACCGTGACCGCCATCGTGTCGACTGCCATCTGCCGGAAGAACTGATGCAGCTCGGGCGTCGGTGCCTGCTCCTTGTGCGAGACCTCGACGTCGTAGAAGTATTTAGCGGTCCCGTTGACCATGCGCGCGCCGCGCACGACGGTCACCGCGCTGCTAGACGAGCCCCAGGTCGCGTCGACCGTGAGCTGATCAGTCGTCTTCGATAGCACCCGCTTGAACCCGTTGTCTGCGCCAACCGCGCCGCTGAGGCGCACTATGTCACCGACGTCGGTCGTCGTGTGAATGCCGGTCTTGTTGATCGTCGACTGCCCGGCCGTGATCGAGCAGCTCGCGAACGACGCCTCCGCGACCTCGGCGGCCCTGAGCGCGGCGCGCAGCAGCAGCCACAGGGCCTCGTTGACGACCGGGAACTGCATCTCGAGCGGGATGCCCCCGTTCGCCGCGAGGCTGAGGCGTACCAGGTCCTGCACGTTCGCGTCGGTTCGGATCGTCTGCGACTGCACGTAGCCGACCTGGTCGCGCATGGTCTGGCCCGTCGTCAGCAGCGTCAGCATGTTGAGCGGCGACGCCGGCGTCGCGAAGTCGGTGCGCTGGATCAGACTGACGCGGAGATTGTTTGCTTCGGCCATTGGGTCACCCGATCGTGTCTGCTCGGAATGGGATCGTTACTCGCCGCCTGCACCATGCGTTGTCGAGTTCGGCCGTGCCCACCACGCCCACTCCGAGGAACGTGGTCTGCGGCGCGATGCTCACGTTGCGGAACGCGTCCACTATCACGTCTGCGATTGCGAGCGCGGCGGCGTCACCCTTGGCGATCGGCACGAAGACCTGCGCGACTGCCTGGCCCTCAGACCGGAAGCGTCGCACCGGTGGGTTGCCCGTGCTGACCTGGCGGTTGCTGTCGATCTGCACGCTGAACCGGCACCACTGCGCAACCTGTCCCTCAGGCGGCGCCGCGTTGTCGTGGATCGTGCGCAGCTCCAGCGGGTCGCTGACCGTCGCCTTGAAGCGAGCCCGGATCGCCTCGAAGATCGCGGCCTGCGTCATCGCACCCTCGAATACTTGGCCGAGACCGTCGCGGTGACCCGCTCGAACCACCCGGCAGGCGCCTGTCTGCTGTAGCCGTTCGCGAGCTTCTCGATGTAGTCGACCGGGTTCGCGATCGTGGCCAGGGGAACGGGTCGCTCGGTGATACCGCCGATCACGGTCGCGGCCTCGGCCTTCGCGACGGTGCCGGTCGGGTCTTGGACAGCTGCCTGGGGCTCGTCTACCGCGAGAGCGCGCCGCAGGAACACTTGCCAGCCGCGCTTTGCTCGCCCTGAGCCGCGGAACTTCGGGTCGGCGGCCGGCGTCTCGTCGATGAACCCGTTGACCAGGTCCGTCAGGATGCCGCGCTGCATCGGCACCGCGTCCTTTGCCAGCACGGTCGGCGGCCACTTCTCGAGCTCCCGATTGAACTCGGCCACGTTCATGCCGCGACCTCGCCGACGTCGAGGCGCCACTGGATGACGACCCCGTTCACGCTGCTCGGCAGGACCGCGATCACGGCGAAGACGCGGTCGCCGTAGTTCAGGCGCCAACCTGGCTGCGGCTTCGCGGTCACGCCCAGCGCCGGCACGTAGACCGTCGCGGTGATGCCAGCGTCCGCCCTGCCCGAGTCTTCCCACCGGTCCGACTCGTCCCGCAGGTCGCTGGCCCAGACCGGATACTCGAGTGGCGACTCGGTCACGGTGCCGTTTGTGGAGTAGCTCGCGCGCGGGTCGACGAGCACGGCCTCGATGCCGATCAGCTGCGTCGCCTTGAGGGTCCGGCTCGCCATGATCTCGCCGAGCGTCACGCGCGAACCCTCCGGCGCTTCTGGCGCTCTTCGGCATACGCGCCCTCGCGCTGCTCTTCGAGCGTCTTGTCCTCGGGCAGAGTCGTGGCGACGGCTTCGGGCGGCGCGTCGACCGGCGTGATGTGGAGCCGGTGCTCGCGCATGGCGCGCACCACGTCGGCGACGCAGGCCCCGTCGACCAAGTCGATGAGGCCAAGCGTGCCGTGCGACGTGTAGATCCGGGCTCGCATCAGATCGAGCGCTTGGACTGGCCTTCGATGTAGACCCACATCGGAGCCGTGTTGGAGCCGACGGATGAGATCGGCACTTCTGCGACTTTGCCGATGGCTTGCCTGCTCGTCGAGGTCAGGTTGAAGTCGGACCCGCCATCGCCCGCGTAGACCGTAGCGCCCACGTCGGTGCGCGAGATCGCTGAGCCTTTGGCGATGGTCAGCAGGACCTCGACCCTGTCGGCGATCTCCATGCGATCGCCCTGGGCGGTGGCACTCATCAGCGCAACGCCGACGAAGGTCGTGCCTGCGGCAGTCAGGTTCTGCGCTTGGCCGTTGCTGTCTTCTTCGACCATGGCGCCGGCGTAGAGCGGGACGCCTGTGCCCGCGTCGATCGTCGAGATCGTCCGCTTGTCGGGGCCGCGATACTGGCGCGGCGTTGCTGCCGTCAAGTTGGTCATGGTCGGCGCGCACAGCAGCAGCAGCGCGGCGACGAGGATCAGGAGAAGTGTCGTCATGTCGGAGTCCGAAAGGTTTGGGTTCTTGGTATGTCGTGCCGGCGCAGTCGGGGTTGTCGCCGCGCGCGCCGGCAAGCGCGGCGGCCCCCCACCTGTCACGCGTTCGTGCCCTTGACGGCCAGCTCGAAGCGGCCGTAGCCCACCGCGCCGGCCCAGCCGTGGCCGAACAGCACGCGGTTGGTCTTCTTGGCGTGCTCCGAATCGGGTCCGAGCTCGACCGGATTGACGCCTTCCTCTTGCAGCAGGAACGCGCGGATGCCCGCATCCGTGCGGAAGAGGTATTGCACGTTCGTCGCGGTGAGGCGTGCGTTGAGCAGCGGCACGAACGAGTAGCCGAAGCGCGCGAGCTCGCCGAGCGGGTTCGTCGCGCTGGCCGACGTGAACATGGCCGAGATGGCCGCGACCGTCGCGCCGTAGAGCGACGCGGGCGCCATGATGATGAACGAGCGTGCGGCCTCGTTCAGCGGCTGGCCCTGGTCGTCGAGGAACCCGAGCATGCGCGCGACCATCGCGAGGATGTTGGCGGACTGCTGGGCCGTAGTCGGGGTCGAGCCACCCGCGAGGCCTCCATCCGCGTTGGTCATGTTGTTGTCGATCGTGCCGGACGATCCGACGGCGTGCGAATCGGCGAAGAACGCGACGCCGTCGTAGGCGTTGCCGTTCGTAGTGATCAGCGACGTGAGCAGGCTCTCGGGGAAGAACGCGACGCGGGTCGCGAGGTCCGCGGCCCGTGCCATGATCTGGCCCGTCTTGTCGCGGCGCAGGTCCTGGACGCGGAACTCGATCGTCGACTCGTAGTCGTCGTTGAACAACGTGACCGAGTCGGCCGCGAGCTCCTGGGCAGAGCGTTCGCCTTCCCACTTCCGGAGCTGCGGCGCCATGCGGAGCCACGGGTAGTTCTCGGACGGGCTGTTGCTGTCGAACGCGCTCGCGACGATGCGCGACCATGAGAGACCGAGCTGCGCCTGGAGCGACATTGCGTAGCCCGAACGCACCCCGGCGATCGTGACGGGCGTCGAGGGCGCGGTCGCGGCAAGCTGGACCTCGGCGAAGCCCTCTTGGACTTGGCGCACGTAGTCGGCCTGCTTCTCCTTGCTCAGACGCGGGATGCGCGCCGGGTTCCAGCCCGCCAGTTCGGCGACCTGGAGCGCGATGTACGCGTCCTTGCTGAGCGATTGGTCGCGCGCCTTCGGGTCGTGCTCCCAGAGCAGGGCCCACTTGTCCCGACCCGCCGCCATCGCGTTGATCTCGGCGAGCTTCGTGGTGCGCGTGTCCGCGCCCGTGTTGCCGCCGCTCAGCGGCTTGTCGCTGAGGTCCAGACGCTCCGCGAGCTTGCGGAAGCGTGCGCGCAGATCCTCGTTCAGCTTGAGCGTCGCGGCCGACGCCTCGGCGCCGCCCACGATCAGCTCCTGCACGAGCTGGCCCTGCTCGGGTGCCGACGCCGCTTGGATCGCGGCGATGCGTTCGCGCTCGCTCTTGAGCGTGGCGGCCTGGGTTTCCTTCCGGATCTTGTCCTCGTCCAGCTGCAGCGTGCCGGTAGCTCCGGCGCCGGCAGCATCGTCCTCGATCTTCTTGACCATGTTGTGCTCCGCCGTCGCCGTGAGAGAGAACTCCACCTCGAGCTCGGGCGACGCTGTCAGAGCTGCGGCGGAGGTATTCGAGTCGGCGCCGAGCGCGGTGAAGCTGACTTCACGCAACTCGGACCGTCGGAAGATGTGGCCCGGTCCCTTGACCATGACCCCGTTGACCTCGGTCTCGGCGCCCTCGCGCAACACCTCGATCTTGGTCGGGAACAGACGGACGCTCGCCTCCCAGGGGAACCCGTCCTTGCTTTCGCTGCGCACGGCCTGCGCGAGCTGGCTGTTCTTCAGGAACGTGCCCGACATCACGAGGCCGCGAGCCTCGACGGCGCGCGCGTCGCTCACGCCGATGCGCTGCGACACGTCGTGATCGACGAGCACCGGGATCTTGGCCTTGCCCTTGATGCCGTCGAGATCGATCGCGAGGTTGCGCCACCACCAGTGATCCAGCACCGGCTCCGGGCTCTTGGCCAGGATCGTGAAGGACTGGGGCCCGCCGTCCTCCTGCGCGAGCACGAGGTCGGGCCCCTGGATCGTGAACTCGCAGGCTCTCGCCGGCGCCTTCTTCTTCTCGAGGGTGTTGGTCATTGCGCTGGCGCCTCCTCTGGCTCTGGTTGATCCTGTTCCTCGGGCTGCTCCTCGGGCTTCGCGGCGCTAGGCGCACTCGGCTTCGCGCGCGGCGGCAGTCCCTTGCGCTCTCGGATCTGGTTCTCCAGGACTTCCGCGTCCGTATTGGCCTCGATCACTTCCTCCAGGTCGAGCCCGCTGCGCGCTGCTTCGATCTGTTGCGTCGAGACGTTGGCCGCGACGGCCTGCATCGAGGCTTCGATCTCCTTGACCGGATCGACCCAGCCCCACGCGGGCCTGATCCAGCGGGCCGCAAGGAACGACTCCATGCGCCCGAGCATCTGTGGGAACGTCGGGAGCTCGCCGGCGAGGATGCCTTCCTTGATGACCGTCTCCCACACGGGCCGGCACCAGGTCCGGATCAGTAGGCCCTGCTCGTTCTCGAAGCCGCGGCGCGCTTCCAGAAGCATGCTGCGAGCGCTCGAGTAGTTCATCGAGCTGAAGTCGCGCGCGAGCATCTCGTAGGAGAGGCCGAGGCTCGCGGCGAACGCGCGCAGCACTCGGACGACGAACGGGTCGAACGTCGCGCCAGGCCGCGTCGGTGCGAATCCGTTGAACTTCTCGCCGGGGTTCAAATAGATATTGCTGCCGTTCTCGAACGTCTCGTGGAATACGAGCTCGCCGGTGCCGTCCCGGTCCTGGCCCTGCTCGAGCTGTAGTGAGGGGTCGTTCGGATCCAGCGGCCTCTCGATGACATTGACCACCGTGCCCTGCACGCGCGCCGCCGCCACCTCGCTGTCGAGGTAGTGTGCCAGGTGATCCGCGACGCCCAGGGCAGCCGCGATGATCGGCTGGCCGCGACTCTGGCCAGGCCGCACGCGCTTGTAGACATGCAGCACGTTCCAGAACCCACCGCGGAAGCGCTCGATGCGCTCTGGCACCAGGCTGATCGTGCCCCTGGTCTGGAACCGGAGGTCGTCCGGATGTTGCGGCGCGATCCAGTAGGCGACGGGCTGGCCGGCCTCACCGATCTCGACGCCCTGGCGCGTGTTGGCCGCCGAGAACGTCATCGGATCCTGCAGCCGGGCCGGGTCGATCAGTTCCCACGATGTCTGCTGCTTGCCACCGCTGCCAGGCAGCACCACCCGGTGTGCGAGGGACTCGCCGTCGACCAACCGCCCGCGATATACGATCTCGGTCAGGTCGGCGAAGTCGCTGATGCGGTTCCCGTCCGCGAAGTAGGGCGCCCAGGCTTTGAAATACTTCTCCGCGGCCCGGTTGAACTCGGCGCACTGCGACTCGGTGCAGCCGGTGAGCTCGGGGCGCGCCGCGGCCTGCGGCATGATGCCGGTCCCGACCACGTTCTCGAGCAAGACGCGGATCGCCGCGGCCGAGTGCGCGTCGTCACGCACGAGCGCCTGCGACCGCTGGCGCAGCGTGTCCAGGTCGGGCAGCAGGTCGCCGTCGGCGCTGCCGCTGCTCATCTGGGTCCGTAGCCGGTCGAGCCGCGCGGCCTCGAAGCGCAATGCCGCAACCTGGCGATCGCGGTGCGCTCCCCTGAGCTCGGGCGAGGCGATAGCATGCAGCCGCGCCCGCGCCTGATTGCGGCGCAGCGCGCGCTCGGGCGACACGGCCGCGACGACCGAGTCGAGCAGGCGCGCGACCATGCCCGCGGCGCTCATGCGAACCTCGCGAGGGTCTTGCGTGGCCCACTCCTGGCCGCGGCCAGCGCCGCGTAGTACTTGCGCGTTTCGAGCATCTGGTCGTGACCGCGGAGCGTGATCTGGCCGCCGTTGCCAGGGAACGACACGACGTCGAGCCCCTCGAGCACGGCCGCGTCGATGCGCGCGACGATCTCGGACGGGGTCGGCGGTCCCGCGACGGGCTCGGGTGCCGCAATCCGAGCGCGCACCAGCTTCCACGCGTCCGTGTTGACGCGCCCCTTCTTGATCTGGCCCAGCGCCGAGTAGTGCAACCCGTCGAACGCGTAGTCGTCGGGGAACGTGAAGAGCCCGCCCGCGATCTCGGTGCTCATCCGCGTGTCAGCGACGCCGACGTTCTTGTTCGCGGTAGCGAGCCCGTTGAGCTGCTCGTAGATCAGCGCCCGTCCCGCCGCGTTGCCGCCGTAGCGACTCGGTCCGGTCAGGATGGTCGGGACCGTGTTGTCGCCTATGTGCGCCCAGATCGCGTCCATCAGCTGCTGCGCGTTTGAGGCGAGTCTCTTGAAGCGCTGTGCGTCAACCGGGTCGTTGTCGAACAGGTTGATCCAGACCCCGACGCATACCGGCGTGTTGCCCTCGGCTTCGATCTTGAGCCTCGCGCACGTGATCTCGTTCTTGAGCGCGATCCACAGGGCACTCGGACTCGAAGGGTGGAAGTCGAGGCTCTTGATGTCCGAAAACCATCCGTTGAACCCGGCAAAGGGCGTGATCGGTTCGGGCGACAGCACCGCGCCTTGCAGGAAGGGCGAGATCATGCTGGCCGAGATCCCGAGCTGGACGATGGTCAGCGGCGCCTCGATCTCGGAGCAGACGTGGAACCCGACCTCGAACGTGTCGTTGATCGTTGGGCCGGCGAAGTAGCCGATGTGCGGGTTCTGGAACGGCGTCGCGTCGTAGTTGTTGTAGTCGTCGCCGCGCAGGTAGATGGGCGCGTTCTCGTCGAGATAGAACCCGAGCTCGAACAGTTCGCACTTGTCCGGATCGGCCAGGTCCTCGATCGACTCGCATGCGTTCTCGCCGGTCAGGATGCAGAATCCGGTCGACGAGAGTGGCTGCGGCGCCCAGTAGTTCGGATTGTTCGGCGGGTCGTTTATGCCGACGACGCTCGTGTGCGACTGGACGCACAGGTAGACGACGCCGTTGCGGATCACGAAGCTGCCCATCCCGTATGCAGTCGCGACCGCCCAGGTCGTCAGGTTGATCGGGCGGTCGACCGTGATCGACTCGTTGTCGTGCGAGACGACCGTTCGCGTCGAGTGATCATGGAAGAACACGACATCGCGACCATCGACCGCCTCGGTGAAAGCGGGCGCACCTGCCGTGCGAGTGATCCGCGTCTTGCCTACGTTGACCTCGCTGATCGTCGCGCTGTCGAGCAGGAAGTGAACCGTTCCATACAAGCCGTAGGCGTCGAGCGTGAGCAGCTCGGACAGGCTGTCTTCGCGACCGCCGCCAAGCAGCGCGCTGCGATAGAACGGCCATGCCGCGACCAGCGTCGTCGGTTGCGCGGGCTCATCGAGCGCGACTCGGTTCGCGAGGCCATCGAACAGCGCGGCGCGATAGAACGGCCACAGCGAAGTCGGCGGATCGTTCGGGTTGACCTTGACTCGCCGCAACGTGCCTTGCGCTGACTGACTGGTCCTGATGTAGAGCCAGGAGCCAGGCGGCGCGTTCACGACCTCGCCGTCGTAGTCGAGGGTGCCAGGGCCGCCACCGATGCCGACGATGTTGCGGCGCTCGTTCGTGCTGTAAGGCCTGCGCGGCGTCAGCACTCGCATGGTCGGGACCCGGACCTCGTAGGGGCGCTGCGCCGAGGTCGACGGGATCGGCGGGTGCGCTTGGCCAGCGCCGACCCACCGCGTCATGTCTTCTGGCGGCACGTCGTCGAGCAGCGCGAGGAACCCGGCCTCGTTGCTCGACCCGAGCTTGATGATGTAGGGCGCGTCGGCCATCGCCTCAGAGGATGATGATGACGTTGCCCGAGGACGGTGCGGTGGTCAGCGGCGTCTCGAGCGTGATCGAGGTCGTCGTGCTCGTATTGATCTTGCCGCCCTGGAGTTTCAGCCCCGCTTGCGAGCCGGACTCGTCGACGATCAGGCATACGCGGCCCTTGACCTGATCCGCGCCGCTGAGCGCCGGCGTCATCGAGCCGCTGATCTGCAACACGGTCTGCGTGCTGCCGGCCGCGAGCGTTCCGTAGGACGAGGACAAGGCCATGCGCTTGAAGGCCGTCGCCGCCTGAATGCTGTTGAGGATCGAGGCGATGTCAGACTGCACGTAGCCGTCGCTCGTGAGCCGCACGACGTTCGCGTCCATGATGACGAAAGCGTTGAGCGTGCCTGGCGCTACAGGCAGCGGATCGATCGTGAGGACGGGAGGCGAACCTGTGGTCGACGCGGTGATCCTTCGGCCCACACACTTGTCGCCAGACGTGTTCGTCGCGAACGAGGTCATGACAAGGATCTTGTCCTTGTATTGATCGACCTGCGTCGGCATCGGGTCGAGCCCGACCGCATCGAGGACCGTGATGCTGGTCGTCGTGCAAGGTGTCGAGCTGTGCGTGATGCCGATCACGATCGTGTCGGCCAGACTCGAAAGCCGATTGAGGGACGAGGCACTGCCGTTCAGAGCCTTTACGTCGGCCAAAAGTCCTACCGCGCCGAACAGCGAGTCTAGGATCACGCCTTCGAGCACTTCGCACTCGACGCGGACCGGTCGCGCGCCTGCCGGCGACGCGATGATCACGAGCGGGCCAACCGTGTTCGTGTCGGTCGCGTCGAGCGTGACGACGTAGGTGCCATCGACTCCGAAGGCTGCCGTTCCGCCAGAGACGTTGGCAATCGATCCTGCTGCCATGCCGTTCTTCCAGATCTTGATGTCGGAAGCGGCGATCGGCCCGAGCCCGTCTTCCAGAGTGAACCCGTCCGTCGCGTCCACAAACGGTCCGAGCGGGACTTCCTGCGATGCGGTGGACTTCTTCAGCCTGATCATGTTCCGCGCCTCTGTGGCATAGGCACTCCCCCACCATGGGGAACCGCCGCCATGGATCCGCAGGATGACGACGCCGCCAAGTTTCAACAGGGGTCGTGCGCGCGGTGCGGTCAGGGCGGTGGCGGCACGGCTCGGCCAGGCGGCTCCCCGTCCCAGTTCACCCACTCAGGCCCGAGCTCGCGCGATCGATAGATCTGGCCACACTCCTTGCACTTGTGCATCCGGAGAGTCCCGCGCACGTTGCTCGTGAATGGCTTGCGCCGCCCGCATCTCGGGCAGCAAAAAGGAACGAACGGAACGACAGGAAAACGGTCGTCGTCGAGGTCGTCGTTGGGCCGGATCACCGGGCGAGCCTCGGGAACTGCGGGCCTCGCGGATGCTTCGGCGGTGTCGGCGACCGCCCAGTTCTTCGCCGCACCGGCGCCATGCCCGGAAGCGCGACCCCCTCGATGCTCGCGGCCACCGCGGCCCCGACCAGGCAGTCGAGCAGGTGGTTGTCGCGGTGCGGCAGCAGCGTCCAGATGTCGACTGACCTGGCCGACCCGCGCATTCGTTCACGCGTCTCGCTCGTCAGGTGCTCGGCAAGCATCCGGTGCTTGCTCTGCAGCTTGCCGAACAGAGTCAGGCTGCCGGGGTCGCCGGGCGCGGTCGCGAGGCGCGCGTGAACGTGCGACTTCCAGAGCCCCGTGTCGAAGGCGGCGTGTCGCGGTCGCGAGTCGACCGGGATCCGCCAGCCGAGGCCAGCGCGGTCGCCTGGCTTCTTCGCCCACTCGGCCAGTGGCTTCGCCGAGATCCCGACGAACCGGCCGTGCGAGGGCATCAGCTGCATGGCGTGCGGGCTGCGCCGGCACAGCGTGTATACGAGCTCGGTCGACTCGCGCCAGTTCGCATCGATCAGGCACCGCGCGATCCGCACGGGCTGGTCGTCCTCCGTCTTCCACGTGCGAGCCATCAGCGACTCGGTCAGCTGCTCCAGGCCCGCGAGGATCGCGCCCTCGACGCC